TCGTAATTGGTGCTGCTTGTTGACCCACAGGCCACTTCGGACCTTCAGCCCAAGCAGGATTAAGAACAACACTAATACCACCAAGATCATGTATTTCAGCTTCGCCTTCTTCATTCTTTGTAATACCTTGCCATTCGGAAATGCGTACTTTCTCAACACTACCTATTTCTTCAGCTTCAATACCAGAACGATCTAACAGGTCTGCTATTTTCCCCAACCTAGACTTCGCTAGTTGCTCTTTGAAAGGTTCACTCATCTGCTTGTCCCCGATGAACCCTACGCCAGTTGGCGACAGCGTTCGGAGATACCGAGTGCCCATTTCTGTGCAAGACCTCTGATATAGCGACATGCGGTATATCACGGTCATGAAGGGCAGCAAGAAGCGAAGCTGACTCTTCAGAATCCATTTGATCCATAATTATATTGATCTTGAAATCCTGGACTTTGTTGCTTCGCCTATTCTTCATTTGTGCATATAGGTCTGACATCCTACTCCTTTGTGTCAAATTTTATTTTAGTACACAAATAAAGATTGTCTAGGGTTTATTAAATTATTCGCCTAAGTCTGAGAAGGTGATGAGGTCTTGGAACTCTTTGAGTTCGTCGAGATCTAGAGAATCGAGAAGACCTTGAGTTTCTTCAACTACATCTTCTGCTTTCTCTGACTCTTCTTCCTCAGCCTCTTCTTCTTCAGCAGCTTCTTCTTCAGCGGGTGCTTCTTCTTCAGAATCATCATTCCCTGCTGGAGTGCCAGCTACAGCCATTTCTTCAGGAGTTACTGTCCCACCATGTGATAGGTCTACAACTACGTCAGGGGCATCTTCCCCTGCTCCTGCTTCTCTTTCATCTGAGTCAGCATCAGTGTTTGAGAAACCAATAGGTAGGTTAGGATCTTTTACCTCTAGGTCGCTCAACTGATCTGACAAAGTGTTCAGAGCAGAAATAGCATCTTGTAAAGCGGTACCGATACTGGAAGGCGCACTCTCGGCGACGATCTCAGCGTCAGTGTTTTCAGTGATTTCGGCGTCGTTAGCCATAATATTCTCCAATGTGGATTTAATTTCTTCTATATCGGCACCCTTATATATAAGGGAGTCAATCTCTTCATAATCGAAGCCTACCAAAGTACTCTTGATACTCATAACAGAATCAAGGTACTCATCTGACTTCAGTGCCAATGGCTCTTCGCCACCTTCACGATAGTGACGAGCCAAGTGATTGTACACGCCTTTCCTATCTGCACCTCTTAGAACGGTACCGCCACGGGCACCATTCAAAGAACCTATACCCTCTCGAAGCCCGCCAAGTGCTGCTGCTCCTGCTCGGCCATCTGAATTAACGTAATGATGGATGAAAGAGTAATTCGTTTTGTAGTTGGGGTCTTCGCCGTCCTTGTGAAAGGCAAAGATATCGGAATAATATTCTTTGTCGGCTGGTGACCTTACGTTCTTGTACATTGCTGGCTTCCAGGGTCGATCATCAGCGAAACCAACTGCGTGGCTTCGTATCGGGCCTTTAGCCTCTTCTACTTCTTCTTCTGTGTTCTGCATAGTCGTTTCTTCAATGACTTCTTCTTTGACACTCATAGTTGTTGTGCCAGGAGCAGCCCCAAACAGAACCGGTGAGTACTCATACCACTCTAAGGTTTTGATGTATCGAACGCCTTGTTCGCCTTTCATCTCTGAACCGCCTTCAGGGACAGAATAGCCAATAGACCATTCTTGCTCTCCGCCGAAGAACTTGATGTCTTCGTAAGCGTCTCTTCCTCTGGTTGTGTTCAGGTTGAATTGCATTTTTACTAGAACCCCTCCAGCTTCTTTCTGTTGTAAGTGCTGAGGTAGTCTTTCGTCACCTGGTTGTAGTTCTTCTGCTGATATTGTTCTAGCAACAGGAACTGTAGTGTCATGTGACCAAACGCCTTTGGGGGTTCTTTTCTGTAGGGTGTCTTTGTAAGCTCCAGGAACAATGACATCATTTACGTTATCTACGATGTTTGTTACTGAAACAACTGCTTGAACCATTCCCTCACCGTCATCGAGGGCTTTGGCTTCAACTTTTGCTTGTTTAGATTCTAGATGCACAAGTTCTCCTAGGTCGTTTCCATAAGGATAGGCTGTCTTCACGCACAAAGGGTGGAGCGTTAAGACAGGCTATACAATCTCTCCTCTTATTAATTTCGCTATCACACTGGCATCCCTAAGCCTTTCCAGCTCATCAGGGTCAACTCCAAACTCAGCTAACGCTCTAGGGTTGGGATTATTTGTGAAAACCATCGTGCAACGACAGTTAGCGGTCTCTTTCAGGGGTGCTGTTAAGTCTCCAGGGTGCATCATTAGGTTGCTGCCGACGATGAAAGGGTCGTATAGTGGCCTTGCTTGCCCGTCAGCATGAGTGTGGTTCTCTCTAACTTTCTCATCTTGTCTCGATATCCACACTTTATATGTGTATCCGGCTTTAGATGCCTCAATCATTTGCCCTTCGTTTAGTCCGAAAGACACGACATTGGCAGCTACTAGCTTCGCTCTTGACTTTATTGCAGTATCGAATACTGAACGAATGTCCTCAGCTATAGCCTCTACTGTCTTTCCCCTAGATATGCCTTCTTGAATTATGGCCTCAACCTGCGTTCGTGTTGTTCTGTTGACTTCACGTACCCTCAGAAGACCAGCAATAACTCCTGCCGCTACTAACTCCTCGTCTACTTCAAGTTCTTTAGATGTAAGTAAAGCGAACTCATTCCCTCCAGCCATTATCGATGCTGTTATGAATGATTTAGCGTCAGCGTCAAGTTGTCTATCCCAAACAGTTATGTCATAGATGTCATTGATATGGACATTCCCGCTTTTAACGAGCTTCTCTCTTGTTCTCTTAGAGTTCCACTTCTCTAGGATTACTCTTCTTTGCCTCTGGAAGTAACTAACCATCTGTAAGGATATGTTTGAGATGAGTAGTTCCATCTCTTTGGCACGACGGTCGCTTATCTCTGTTGCCTTCTCAGAGGTTATTGTTGTTCCTGCGAACTCGAATCCCCATTTGTTGTCTGCCCTAAAGGGTCCGACTGCTTATCCCCCTTTGATTCAGTTATATCATCAAGGGAAAGCTCTTGTGGGACAATCGCTCCTGGCTCAGTTATAGGACCTTCAACCGGAATTCTTGGCGCCGAAGGAACAGAAGGTTCAGCTCCTTCGTCTTCTTCCTCACCCCTTCTAGGAGGAGTGAACTCTGATGGCGTTTCCCCATCTACAGTAGCTTGAGCTATCGGCATCAAATTGCCTTGTATATGTATGAGGTCAGCGCCAACTGGGTCTCTACCTGTTTGACTTCTGTATTCGTCTATTGAGATAGCTCCGAACTTTAATTCTTCTAAATGAAACTCTGCTCGTTCACGTTCATCCCTGGAGAGTATCGCAACATCTTGAAGGTTGAACTTGACTGTTAGCTCTTCTGAGCCGTCAAGCCTGTCAAATGCTCTTTCTATAAGCATCAAGTGTGGAAGCATTGTCTCCCGCCAGAAGACTTCTAGCTCAGTGTCAGCGTTAGCAAATGTTCTTTCAGCAGCGTTACCAAGAACTGACTCTGGGACACCGAACGCCATCAAGATCTCTTCTTTAGCTAGTTGCTTTGTCTCTGTGTACTGTGCATCTCGTTGAGCCATTGATGTGTCAATCCACTTAGCTTGCTCTGCTTCAAGTATGGTCATGCGACCAGCACCACCAAGTGCAGTACCAGTGTTACCAAGGAACCTTCTGCGGATTAGCTCTGCTGAATCATCATCAAGTTCTCCCTGGACCATAAGTATTCCTCCAGGCCGACCATCGTTGACCATGAAGTTTCTGTTGTAGATTCTTGAGTAATAATCTATGTCGATAGCTAACCCACATGCCTCTAAAGGAGATTGCCCCCTATAGGGATCAGTTGGGTGAGGTATTCTAACCCAAACAACATTCTCAGCTTTGACTATTCGTTCTTTCTGATTAGGAACCTGCACTGAATACCCTGATACAAAGTCCTTCTTGTGTGGTATCGGGAACGTGTAGTTAGGTGGCAACAGATAAAGTCCAATGACATTATCTAAACGATCTCTTAGGACTTCTATGAAAGCGCCTCTCTTGGAAAGAAGAACTTGAGAAGAAAGTTGAAACCTAAAGTTGTAAGCATCATGGTGTTGGCTTGCTTTACGATTCAAGACAGGCAAAAGAGGGTGATCTACGGGTTTATGTTCATTGTCACGTATCTCTATTGGTAAACGTGCAGCGTTTGACGCAATAGCGTAAACACTTTTGAAAACCCAAGTGACTCTATCGTTACCTTCAACGACAGCCCTTTCGACATCCCAGTTGTCTTTATAAACGTATGCTTTGCCGCCAGACAAAGGATTCATCCGAGACATATTTTCGCCGTAATAAAAAGCTTTGGAGTCGTGTCCTGTAAATTTTAATCCATCAAGAAATCCCATTGTTAACCCTCATAACCAAGAAGAACTGCTAGAGAGCATAGTATGCCAGCGGAAATACCTAGTCCCCATGACACGCTTACTGTGAAACCGCAAAGTGCTCCTGCGGATACTCCAGAACCCATGCTTGCCATAGATATTTTTTCTTTTAGGTTCATTCCCGTCAATCTCATACAAATCGCTACTGTTACTATGCTCAGAGATCCCCAGATTATTAATGCCTGAAGATTACTCATGGTAATAGCCTACGATAAATAGACGGAAATTTCTGATAGGGACTCCTTAACACGCTTTTGATCTTACCCTACCTATACATTTACTTCCACCAAACTAGTAAATAGATGATATTGGCGAGGTCAGGAGGTGGTGATAGGCAGGACCCTTGACCAGTATTGGTCTGGGGTTCCTTGCCCTCTTCTCACCTTGAATCTTTCCCTAGGTGTAAGGCCACCCCAAACTCCGTTATCGTGTGGAACGTCCATCGCATACTGTAAGCATTTCGCCCTAACAGGACATTCAGCACAAATTCTTTTAGCAGCTAATGTCTTTGACCGATTTCTTTCATTGTAGAAGATGCTACACATGTACTTCCTTGTCTCTACATCATTCGCTCTTCTACAAGCACCCTTCTCCATCCAAGATTCGTCTCTTCTTTCCATCCCATAGTACTGAGGGCTTCTTTTGTACGCTCTGTTGTAATCGTTTGTGTATGCCATTACTACCCCTGGTTGTATTTGTATGGTGACTCTTCATGACAGTTAATAATGATTGGAGTGTTCTCTCCTAGGTAAGAACCTTTGGTGTTGATCTCTACCCACTCAACAGCATCCGTATAATCCCAGCCTTCATCCATGAGCGCCTCAATCAAACGAATCTCTTCGTAGGCTACGACCGGAGTCATGCCTATCCTTGTCGCTATGCCGATGATAGCGCTATCAAATGCGTAACCTTCTGGGCCATCAAATAGTAAAGCGTCTGGTGCTATCTCTTGTAGCCAACTCCAGAACTCACCTTCCCTTGGGTTTTTATGTAATTCGTGAACATTGTCTTCTTTGGTCATGTATACCTCCGTGTTGCTTCATCACACTCTACAAAGACTTTCC